CTCAGAAGTCGTTACCACCAGATTTCTCCTCTTCGATGAGTTTCAACAGCACGCTAATCGCTGCCTCGTATCCGGCAACGACACCAACACGATACCCGTATTCAAAGGCATCGCGTTCCTGTGGGCGTTTCAGGGCGTCCACAGAAAACTGAAATTGAGCTTGCTTCAGAAGATTGAGAAGTTTGCCTTCGTTCACGCCTGATTCTTTTCCGTCTTCGGTTCAGGCGGCAGAGACTGGCCGTCGAGCTTCTCACCCGCTGCAAGGCGGTGCTTCTGCTTCACATAGGCACCGGTCATCGGCACCGTGCCATTCTTCTTAGGCTGATCGTCCATGTAAACTCCTACGGATTGGGGTTGATGCCGGTGCCGGTGCTGACCGCCACCCTCTCGCCAGTCGCCATTTCAGCAGCGGCAAGCAGTTTGGCGGTGTCGTTATCCGCCTGATTCATGCGCTCGCGGGAAGCAATCTCAGCCGCCTTGCGCTCGTTCTCTGCGGCTTCCTTAAGCTGATCAGCCCGCAGCTTTTCGACGAGTTCGATCTGCTTGCTTTGCAGCTTCGCCTGCTCAAGCTGAGCCTGCATCGCGAGACGCTGCTGGTCGATCTGAGCCTTCTGCTGATCAGACTGGGCCTGCATTGCAAGGCGCTGCTGATCAACCTGGGCGCGCTGCTGGTCGGTCTGAGCACGCTGCTGAATGGCCATCTGCTGCACCTGGGCACCAAGCTGGGCGACCTGCATGCTGCTGTCAGGCGGCATCTGTGGCTGGGGCGCAAACTGCTGGGCGGCTTGGTCGATTGCAGCGAGTTCCTGTGCCATCCCACCCAACTGCTGCTCGATGTATTGCTGCACCTGCACGATGACTTTGACCTGATCGCTTGCCTCGTCGGGGATCAGATTCTGCTTTTGAGCCATGCTGACGGTTTTATGAGCCTCAACAAGATAATAGTTCAGCAGGTGATCGCGAAGATGTCTGGCCATCGGATACAGGAAGGTTTTGACGATTGCCGGGTTGCTGCCGAACAGCGGCGATTTCAAAAACGCCATGTGCGTCATGATGTGGGCGATGTGGTCCTGCTTTGGCAGCACATAAACCGGCTGACCCATAGCCGCAGCCACGTTTTCGCTGACCGGGTCCATGTCGTCTTGGGCAGGCTTAGGCTGAAGAACTTCATCCGCCGGGACTTTTAGGGTGCGGAGGAAGATTTCCTCGACTTTGCGGGGGTCATATAGCTGCGGCATTGCCGTTGCGCGCGCCATAATTGCCTGAATTTGGGCAAAACGCTGCGTTTCGGAAAAAATTGCCGGATCGCTGACCGGCACGACGTCAAGAGGGCCGTCAAAGTCGGACGGGTCAATCTCCAGCCCGTCAACCTGGGCCTCGATGTCTTCTTCAGTCAGGTATGCCGAGTTGATCCGGTGCAAAATCTTGAAACACCGGGCCATCGAGTTGTGCAAACGAGCATGAATGCTCGAAAACACCACCATACCCTGCTCGATCAGGGCCATCGTGGTGCCGACAGGCTGATTGGCGTTCTGATCGCTCAGCTTTTCAAAACTGGTTTGGATGACACCCTTACCGGCTTCCACCAAAAACCCCAAAAGCTGGAACAGCGTCGGGCTCGGCGGGTTGAACGGCATCGGCATGGCGATCTTGCGGACGTCGTCAACGAGCGCCCCGCCATCCATCTCGACCACTTCGGTCGGCTGGAGGTTAATCGTCTGCCCTCCAGGGCCACCCTTGAGCTTCAGGAGGGTGGGGATGTTTTGGATGTGGGCACTATCCAGCAAAGCACGCAATGCACCTGTAGCGGCTCCTGAGAGGCCGCCAATCATATGCGTCAGGCCGATGGGGTATGCACCGCGCCAAGGCACGAACGGGAACTCGACGATCCAATCGAGTTCCTGATGCCGGGCATCATCCGGCTCCCAGTTACGATAGAGCGCAAGAGCCTCGCCGGTCGACTTGTCGACGCTCAGAATGTACGGGCAGAGGTCTTCGTCTTCGATGTCGAGGTAAGTGTAGATTTCAAAGATGGTCCGCAGGCCATCCTCGTTGTAGCTGGTGGACTTCCGGCCTTCGATTTTGTCGTTGGCAATCGTCGCCTTGCTGAACTCGGGATCATCGGGATACCCGAGATCGACGTCGACATACATGCCAGCCTTAACGCGCTTCAGGTACTCCATCTTCGTGATGTACTGAACGTGCGTCTTGCGCTCGGCGGTGTAGAAGTTCGTGGCAGCAAACGGCAGATACACGTCGTCAATCGGCACAAACTCGGCTTGCGGACGACGGTGCTGCGGGTTCCACATAAACTTGAGATACTGACCACCACCGAGCGGAAGCTGCGTGCTCAGTTGCTCTAGTTCGCTGCGGAACTCGGGCATCTGCTGCGTGGTCTGCCAGTTCATGAACGCAGCCTTGCGCTCAGCCTTGGCCACCTTTTCCTTGTCGGCTTCGCCGTAAATTTTACTCTTAACCGGCCCGTTTGACGGAAAGATTTCTTTCATGAAACGCGCGGAGAAATCCACGCAGGCTTCCACCAGCATCGGGTGGACGACTTTGTTCGCGCCGCTGAACTGGGCACCGCCGGGGGCATCGTCGCCCAGACCGGTTCGCCGCAGCCCTTCCTCATACAGTTTGTCCCGCTTCTCGCGAGCCTCCTTGTCGCGCTCGATCTTCTCGAGCAGGTCGGTGACGATGTCCTCTAGCGCGGCCTGATCGACCTCTTCGACAATGTTTGCGAAGTGCTCGAGGTGGCGCTTCTCATCCTTGTTGTTCTCGAGCCGGATGATCGCGCCGCCGTCTTCGGTATCCTCGACCTCCTGATTGTCCTCGTCATCGAGTTCAATCATCTCGCCGGGCTTGTCGTCGTCATTGTCTTTGAGAGTGTCAGACATATCCAGCCTCGATTTGATTAGCGAGCGCGTTTACCGCGTTAGGATCATAGGGAGTGGCCCCGCCGCTAACAATGCCACCATCGGCGTAGCGTTGATGTAGATTAGCCAAACCGCCGTAAGCATAGCCCATCGCCCGACCAATGCGGTCACGGGCTTCGGCGGCCATGATGGATTCAGGAGCCACGTCATAGCGCGCGGCAAGCCTGTCCAGCACCATGGCATTCAGTTGGTCCGCCGTCAGTTCCTCGCGAGGGGCCGGGCGCGGCGTGCGACGACGAGGAAGGCGGGTTGCCACCACGTTTATTTCGTGAACCGGGATTGCGGTCACCGTGCCACCTTCCGCGTAACCGGGCACGCCAGCGCGCCGCATCACGCTCGGCACATATGCCTGCGTCTCGGCGTTGTCGGGAATAGCATTGCCCGCTTCGATTACCCGGCGCGGCCCTGCGTTGTATGCCGCCAGAGCCAGCGTCATGTCGCCGCCGAACCGGTCCAGCTGCTGGCGCAGGTAGCGTGCGCTGCCCTCAAGGTTCTGTGTGGGGTTTGTGGGATCGACGCCCAAATCTCGCGCCGTGCCGGGCATCAACTGCCCGAGCCCCAACGCACCGGCCCGGCTTACCGCGTTCGGATCGAACCGGCTCTCTTGCTGCACCAGTGACAGAAACACATTGCGCGGCAGGCCATACCGTTCGGCCATTTCGATGGCGGTCGCCACATGTGGGTTTTGCGGATTGAACCTCTCAGCAATTGGCCTCGCAGGCGCACCTTCCTGCTGCGGAATAACCGCCGGGGGAACAGGTGGCACCGGCAGTGCCTGGGCCTGCCCACGGGCCTGTGGCGCGGCCTGTTGGGTCTGCGGCGGGGGTATCACGGCAGGCGGGGTCGGGGGGATTGGCAAGGGTGGCTGGCGCTGGCCACCGAACAGCGAGGCACGCGGTGCCTGACCGCGCTCACGGGCGGCAGCAGCCATCGGGTTGAACTCGGGCTCGCGGTTCGCACTAGCCCGGCGGCGCATCTGCTCAAGCAGGCCGAGAGCAGTCATGCGGTTTGGGGTGTTGCTCTGGCTCATGCTACCGATTCCTTACCACTTGACCTTATCCGCCCAGTACGCGGCACTGCTCTTACCCTTGGCAATGTTCTCGCCATGCCGAGCCTTGAACGAGGCTCGCTTCGCCTTCATCCGATCCGACTCACCCTCTTTCGGCTTGCCCGCAGTCTCTGCGCCCTGCTCACCGAATCGGATGATCTTTTCTTTGCCGTCATAGCATGCTTTCACGACGTGCGACTTCTTCGGATTGTCCGGCGTGCGGTGCGGCTTGTTACAGGCCATCGCATCTTTGTCGATCCGCTTGCTCACTTCTTCGCCGCCCGCATGTTATCGACCATGTTTGGGTAGGGCCGACCGGCAGACTTGGCCATCGCCTTGGCCGACGCCTTGCGCTTCGGTGAGAGTTCCTTGCTCTCGCCCAGGTCGGCGGGGCGCTTCTTGTCCCAGATCGGCTTCTTAGGCGGCATACGGGTTCACCCTCTCACGTCGAAACTGGGGCGGCTCATCACGCTCACGAGCCTGCGGTAGTTCAAACCACCCGTCGTTTTTCAAAAACAGAATGGCTTGGGTAAACGTATCGACGTAATCGTCATGTTCTGCAACGGGAAATTTCGCCAGTTGCTTGATGAACGCCGACGCCCAGCTTACCGGCTGGCCACGGTTTTTGCCTGACTCGGGCACCCAGACAAAGCCTAGCTCCAGCGTCGGCGCGGCCTGATGCGCCCGGCTTACCTTGTCGGCCATACCGGGATTGTAACCGACCGCAGGCACGCGGGCTTGGCGCAGGTCTTGCAGCAACGATTGGCCGCTGGCCTTAGCCTCGACCAGTATCCGGTCGGGCTTGCGCGGGCGGCGGATGCCGTCCTTGACCGATGTTGCGCCGTATTCAGTGCCCCAGTCTTTGATGGCCCGGGCGCGCAGGTCAGGATAGCTGAGGTGCTCGTCCCATGCGTCGATGAGCAGCACGTTGCGCTGGCCCTGATGCGTGAAGACGGCCCACACCGTGCATGCCGTCGGATCGCCCGTCGTCTTCTCGGTAAATGCACAATCGTACGATTGCAGGATGTATTCAAATTGAGGCAATGGCTTGTCGGAGGGCCATAGCTGTATTTCGCTGGTTTTAAGAATGCCGCCCGTCGTCGGTGTCGGGTCTTGTTGAAGCTGACCGGCAGTGCCGTACACGCCGAGCAGTTGTTTTAGCTCCGTGACTTCTTTCGGGCCAAACCGCTCGGGGCAGATCAATTCGCCTTTCACTTTGCGCGGGTCGTATGATCCGAGCATGGTCTTCCGTCGCACGCCATCCCATTCA